TGATGTTGAGGACGCGACGATTTCTATTTTAGCTAAAGAAGGTAAGCTTAATGCTCAACCGACTCCGGCTAAACCAAAAGAATCGCCAGCAGGGGGCAGTGCTACGACTACAGTCAGGACAGTTGATAAATCGATTAAGGAAATGAATCGGGACGAACTACGGGCTGCTATTATGGACGCTCAGAATCGGGGCGATATAAGTTTGGACTAATCTTGGGTCAAAGAAAGTAATTAAATGGCAGTAACAGTAAGGAACAGCTCTTGGGGTAGTGCTTCAAGCAATACCTCGGAACTTTTGGTTGCCTACATCAATGAGGAAATCAGAGTTCTCGAACCCCAATTGCAGTACGCCAGACTTGGCGTAAAGCGGGATGCCCCCAAAGGGTATGACCGTATTCTGTTCCCTCAAACTAATCAGTTACCAGTTAAAATCAACACCTCTATGACCACTGTTGGTGGTCCAGGTGGTGCAGCTGGTGTCGGTTCGGTTTGGGGCGCAGGAGCTTCCATACAAGGTGGCGCGGCAGCGACAGCTCCCGGGTTTCCTGTATCAAGCACAGAAGGTGTGGCGGCCATTACGGAAGGTACTAACCCCACGGCAGTGACCTGGGGCGCAACCGCCTATACGACTGGCCCCGCCCAGTATGGTATTTTGGTTCAAGTTTCCGATCTCTTGGTTCACAATTCCGCAATTGAAGTTGTAGATGCGGCTTCCCGTCAGGTTCGCAACGCCTTAGCCCGCTTGGTTGATATCGTCATCCAGGGTGTGGTTAATGCTGGGACGAATGGCATAATTTATGCTGGTAGTAAAACTTCCCGCGCTAATTTGGCCGCAGGCGATCTCTTAACCCAGACAGAAATGGGTCGTGCTTATAAATATCTGGCATCATCTAATGCCGCTGGTCTTGCTCCCTATGAAGGCAAATACTATGTGGCGGTGATTCATCCGCAAGTCGAAGGTGATCTAATGCAATCGACAGGTAGTGGTGCCTGGATTGATGTCGGACGCTATACTTCAGTTGATGAACTGAAAGCCGGTGCCCTTGGTGATTTCCGAGGCATTCGGTATCTGCGTTCCGCGTTTCAAAGCTACTTTAACTCGACGACTAATGTTTTCCCAACCACAGTTTTGGGCGACCAGTCGTTTGGTTGGGGCTTCTTCCAACCACCGACTCCTGTGTTAACAACTACTCCTGATTCCAACAATCCGCTCAATCTCTATACATCGATTGGCGGTAAAGTGACTTTGGGTGTAACAAGGTTTGAAGACACAGTGGGTGTGGTCAGAATTATCAGGGTGGAAAGTTCCATCAGCAATTAGCAACTAGACAAGAGAATCAATATAATATATTATGTATTAGGGTCATGCGGCAGTTTATTAAGCCGCATCCCCTAGGATGTAATATGAGAATAATTCTCAAAAAGAATTGTGTGCAGTGTGAAAAAGAGTTTGTAAAACCAATTTGGATAAGTTTAAAAAATTGGAACAAAACAAGAAAATATTGTTCTACTGAATGTCAGTCTAAATTTTGGGTAGGCAGACCAGGAAGAAAACTGGGACACATAGGTCAAAAAGCCTGGAATAAAGGTAAAAAACTTCATTACCAAGTTTGGAATAAAGGAAAGGGTGATTACGCTAAAAAATTAGGTTTTGGTAAATGGATGTTAGGTAAAAAAGCTTCTCCCGAAGCTCGCAAAAGCAATAGTGAAAGAATGAAACGAAGAATAGCTGAAGGCAAACACAATTTTTATATAGATGGCAGAACACCAATTAACAAATTATTACGACACTCTTTAGAATATAAGTTGTGGCGCGAAACAGTTTTTAAAAGAGATAACTGGACTTGTCAAGAATGTAATGCAAGAAATGGGAATGGAAAAGCAGTTTATCTTCATGCACATCATGTCAAACCATTCGCTTATCATCCAGAATTAAGATTTGAACTCTCAAATGGTCGAACACTTTGCCGAAGCTGCCATGCAAAAACCGATACTTATAAAAGAAAAGCAATTAACTATAAAACTTAAGTGACACTCGCAACAGTCCTCGCCTTCGCCCGCACTCAAGCTCAAACTGACAGCAACGGTATCACCGATGCTAACGGGATTATTTGGGCCAATGAGGCTTTAAATGACCTACATCGACGGTTGGTGACAGCTGGAGTGGATGCGTCTCAAGTTCAGGAAAGTTATCGGGATGGTGCAGCTAACACCGGGACATATCTTTACCCGACAGATATGTTGTTTTTAAAGGCGATTGAATTAAATTACACGGATACTACGGCCAATAATTATGTGGTCGCCAACCAAACCGATGTTTCCAATATTTCCAGTAACAGCGTGTCTTTTTCTTGGCTGCGGGGTAACGCTCTTCGTTCCGCTCCTTTATTTGATGATCGGGGGGATTGGTTTGAGATTTTCCCGACTCCCACGGCTAATGATAATGTCTCCCAGCTAATCCGGATGTTTTATTACCTACAACCCACACTTTACGCGGCAACAGCGGATATTGTTAATTATCCGGAGAATTTAGATGCCGCAATTTTAGGTTGGCGCATTGCCTCGTCGTTTCTTTATTCTTTGGGTGAGGGACGTATCCAGGATGGCGATAAGTTTATTGCTAAATATGAGGAACGGGTCAAACAATACATTGCAACTTTAAGCCGCGGGGTGCAACAACCGTTGCAAGTTAACCCTATTGCTTTGGATGGATTCGAATTCTAAACGATGATTATCGTCATTTATGGCTATCTATACTAAAGTCACCAAACCCACGGGATCGGCTTACACGAAGGTTAAGAGCCTTGTCGCCCTGTATGACGATGAACTTCTAACTTATGACGATGCGACCTCATACTATGATGGCGATAGTCCAACTATTAATATTAAAATTGCCAAACCCACGGGAGCCTCTTACACCAAATTATTAAAACCTATCTAAATGGCCTGGCCGTCTACAGTCACTGCGCTAACTAATCCGCTTCCGTCCCAGAGGCTTAATTCACCATCTCACTCTTCGATTGAAACCGCCCAGAATACGGAAGTCACAGCCATTGAAACTTTTGTTGGCACGCTGTCTGCAACCGTTGGGACGTTGGTTTACGACATCCGCGGAGCAACCTCTAACGGCGGGGGTCATGTCCAAGGAGTTAATGTCGGGGGTACAGGGTTTACTTCCTATACTAAGGGCGATGTTTTAGTGGCTTCGTCAGCTTCAGTTTTGGCTAAGTTTGGTGTGGGCACAGATGCTCAGGTTTTAATTGCTGACAGTACTCAAACTTCAGGGGTCAAATGGGGGGCTAATCCCTGGGTGCCCTCAGCCCAGGTCCCAGTGGAAACTTCGATTGCCCGCTGGAGTTCGATTATGACCAATGGCACTGGTACCCACAATACAACTGGTATTCAATTAACGACTACCGCTACGTCCGGCTCTTTGTACCGATATACCTGGATTCCTTTTTCTTCGGGTAATGAACATGTCTATAGAGCAGGCAACTGGTTGTCAGGAATTATGTATGTCAGCCAGTCAGGGTCTTTAACCGGGGATCAATACTGGGGACTGGGTAATCCGGCAGTTTCTGCTGCGGCTTTTACTTTTACCGCCAACCACGCGGGATACAAACTAACTGTAACTGCGGCCACTTCTTATACGTTAGCTGCAACAGTGGCAGATGGGGCAACAGAAACGGCTACAACCATAAGCACTGGTATTCTCAATGGCGATGTTATTTACTGGGTGGTGGAGTACGTTAGTTCGTCATCAGTTAAATTTTATACCTGGATTAACGGGACAGTCCAAACTACTGTAACTTTAACTACTAATATTCCGACGATAACAGATACTCAAGTAGCCATCAGCGCGACAAATAAAAATACGGCTAACGCTATTTCGATAAGTTTTGCTGGCGGCGCTTTTGGGAGACATATCTAATGATTACCAAAGTAATTGATAATTTCGGCGGCCGCTTGACCCGCGAGAACATCGGGGATATGAATTCTGGTCGGGCTAAATATGCTACGACTTTTGGTAATGACCCGTTTGCCCAACCAGGCCAATTATCGTGGCAAGAAACGCCGATTCGTATTGATTCCGGTGGGACAGTCATAACTGATATGATTATGGCGGGGAAAGAACGTATCGAAGCTGGAATCACTTATGTCTATGCTATTGGTCATTTGGCTAGACTTTACAAGATTCAGGTGAATGATACCGCCAGCAAGAATGCGAATTATGACAACCCTGTTTTGATAACAACCTTAATCACTAATCTTCCGACTTTTACCAGGGGTGCATCAATGGAGTTTTTTGGTACTACAGAACAAATTTGGATCGGGCATGATAAAGGGGTAACCCGGATTAACTTTGATGGGACGGGAGAAGCTTTTGTCGGGGTCTTGGGATCGTGGACGCAGACTGTTCCTAGACCACTCAGACAGTTTATAGGAAATATTTATGCGGGTAATGGCACGAATATTGCCGAAATAACCCAAGCCGCTGTGGTTAATTCTTATACCAAGTTATCTCCTGGCTTTCCTGCTAATACCCAAGTTCGTGATATGGGGGTTAATTTAACTGGAACTTATTTAGAAATTATCGTTGCTAGACTGGCTTTACCTGATCTGACTTCTATTGTCCAAGATACAACTTTTATGTCTAGTTTTGAAAGTTATATTTTTAAATGGAACGGAGTTGATACAGGATATACTTCTTTTCAAACTTATCCCTCGTTTTCTATAAATACTTCTGTCGGTTTTGGTTCTTATAATTATACTTTCGGGTATGATTTAGTTGGGGCAACAGTTTTTGATTCTGTCAAAAAACTTTTGACACCAGTATTAACTATTGCACCCTTGCCGAATGCAGTTGGGGCTAATGGTAATTTGGTAGGATGGGCAACAACTGAATACTATCCTCAAGCCCCTGGAATAGGAAATTTACGGATGTGTAATTTTATATATGGTCCACTTGATAATGAGATAGGCATTGGTTGGTGGCGGCAGATGGCTATGAGTGCGACGGGAACAGAAACTGATATCTTACGAATTCCTTGGCAAATTTTAATTTCTAACTGGGTGGTTGGTTCATCGTCTAACGGCTATCCAGGCAATATAGTTTCCAACGGCAAAATTTATTTTTCAACTATTGAAACTTCGGCCTCGCCCACAACTAAATACAAACTATATAAATGGTTTCCAGTACCAACTACAGTTCTTCCTTATATTGGCGGGGTCTATGAAACCCAAAATGAATTATCAATTCGATTATTTCGAAATATTTTAAAAAGAAAATTAAAAGTTCATAGAATCAGAGTTTATACTCAAAGTTTGGTAGCTAATAATTCTTTTAGACTAGATTTAATCGGTCGTGATTTATCGGTTTTAGCAGGCGGGAGTTATACGTTTACTGTTGGCACCACGGCCACTGCTGGTAATGATTTAGTAGAATATACGCCAGCTATCGCTCCCCAACATTCCCTTGGACTTAGGATTACTAATTTAGGGTCGAAGAATTGGGTTTGTAATAAGATTGAAATAGATATTGACGAATCCGGCCAATAGATGGACGAGAGGGGTAAATAAAGAATATCAATTACAATAATATGGATGAAGAAAATCAACAATTAGATCCCGAACAATTAGAAGAAATGGTGAATAACCAGATTCAGAATATTCTACCTATTTATTTACGTAATTATTTGCAAAATGATGCCTTTTTTATAAAAAAGGTTACTGATACACCAACTGACAATTTGCAGGTCGTGAATCGAAAATACGTGACTTTAAACGGCATTACTGCTAATCGACCAACCAGTTCGGTTACGGGACAACGATATTTTGATACCACTATCGGTCGGCCAGTTTACTGGCAAGGGACAAAGTGGGTAGATGGGGCGGGGTCAGTAAGTTAAAAATTTATGGCAGCAGGAACAAGTTCCCAAGATCAATTAAATCAATATGGAGTCAGCCTTTATCAGAATCAGGGAAAGGTTTTTGCTCATGAAAAAGGGGGTTGGGGACAAGCCGGAGGTATTAGCGAAATTCAGAAGCCCGCTGGATTAAAAGAACATGGGATAGATATAAGTACATTGCCGACTTATAGTAATGTTGATCAGTTAAAAGCTGCAGGGTTAAATATGGCCAATACTAGTAAGGCTAATGTTGGTGATTTATCAGAAATTTTAAAGATGTATCAGCAAAATTCTTTAAGCAAAAGTTATGATGCGCAAGGGAATAATAATTACAATACGCCTGGTAATCCTTCAACTATAATTAATACTCCCCCGCCTCAAAACGCCTTCAGGCCTAGAGGAGAGGGAGAAGATATGACTGCATATCTTCAAGCTAAACAAGCTTTTGAAAATCAAAAAGGTGGTTCAGGCATTGATTTTGGGGCTGGAGCAGGCAAACCAGCGTCAGCTAATTTAAATCCATCTGCCTTAAACCCATCCGCTCCGACTGATATCAATGCTGCGGCAAAACAAGGTCTAGCTAATGCTCAAAATTCAGGGACTGCTGCACCGCAAGAGGGTGGAGCGGCTAGAACCGGGGTATCTACTCACTTACCACCACAACAGACAGGTCCAAATATTGCCGCTACCTTAGAAAGTGATCCTTATTACCAGAAACTTTTTAAAGACCACGCTGATTATCAATCAGTAGCTAGTCAAACTAGCTTTTTAACTGATAAATACTCACAACTGGTTAAAGACGCGGGTTTGGATGCTTTGGACACCAAGATGGTCAATATGCAAAAAGTTATTGATGGCACAGAAGATGATATCCGAAAAGAGGTTCAATCAGCCAGCGGCTTTGCCAGTAATTCTCAGATTTTAGCTTTAGCCTCGGCCCGTAATAAAACTTTAATCCAAAATTACAATCAATTACTAGCTACCCGAACGAATGCTGAAAATCGGGTTAATACCATGATGGGACTAGCCAGAGAGGATCGGGCCAGTGCTTTAAATGCGATTTCCGAACGCATGAACTTTGATCAGCAAATGATTTCTTACCGCGACAAATTTGTGGCTAACGCTCAAGAGGGGTATAAGAATGTCATCAATGCCATAGGTTACGGCGGGTTGTTTAAATCCTTACAAGCAGCGGGTGATCCGAATGCTATCGGTTCGTTTGAAAAGACTATGGGTTTCCAGCCAGGACAATTGCAACAGATAGCCGTAACTCAACAGAATCAGCTTAACTTGCAAAATATCCAAACTCAGGGAATTACCACCCCTTACTACAACAAGGGTGGTGAGATTCAAAATACTCAAACAGGTGAAGCTTATTCATCTGAAAAAGACTTTCAAGCTAAAACTGGC